AGACTATCAATAACCCGCTTCCATGCGTTGACCTCTCGCCCATCCAGCGTTGCCACCCAGACTTCCAATTCGTCGTCGTAGCTGCGCAGCTTCCACTTTTTACCCGTAGAGGTAAGCCACGAGAGCTGACTGCGAATGGGCGTCTCCGCGGTTGAAGCCGCGCCGAGCCGCTTAAATCCGCGACGAATGACTATCTTCCTTTGACGGTCAATGAGTACGTTCTTCGACCCGGAAGTAAGATATCGCGCATCGGTATTGATGCGGGACTCGGCGGTTACATAGGCTCTGGTTTCTTGAACTAAAGAAAATTGTTTCATACTCTCCAAAATGCTCCGCTGCGAGCGTTAAAATAGCTGCGCACCGCGCGTTTAGTTTGAGAGGGATATTCAACTCGATACTTGGCGTACAATCCCATGCGCATAATCGGGTCGGGCGAGTCCGGGTTGCCGTACAACCTTGCATTCGCAAAACGCAAGTCAAATCCTGAATCTTCTCCCTCAATCTGCGCCGCGCACTCTTTCCGCGCTTCTTCAAGGAAAATCTCCAACGCCGTGCCCGAAAAGATTACCTCGTCGGAGTCTGAAGTGGGACGAATAATGAAGGTTCCCGCGGAGTTTTTAAATCCATAACCGGAGTAATACTTCAAGTCAAAGTTCTTGCCTACCGCAAAGACAAGAGCGTCAACTTTAATGTTGGCAATCGCTCCTGTAGTGGCAAACACAATACGGAACGAGTCAATGGTTGCGGGAGCGACTGCTCCGGTCTCGGTGGCGGCGCTCCACAACCACTTCAGTAAATTCCAACCGACTTTGAACGCCGACCCGTCGGCTTGAGTCGTTACCGCCGCCGACTCCCAGTAGTTTGCCGTCAGATCGTTGCCCCAGCGCACGGTCGCGCTCGTTAAACGACTGACATCCGTCGAGGTCGGCAGGTGAACCCAACCGAACACGTCCGCCTGCTCGTCCTCGTCGGTTAAGTCAATAGCGGTAAGTGTTGTTTTTTGAATTCCTTGTCCAGTGGCCGAGAGGTCAAACTCCAACGAGGCGTTACCAGAAATTTTATAAAGCGTCTGCACCCGCAACCCTGATGCTGATCCGACCACGCTCCAGCCCGTCGTTTTATTCATCTGGTCAATGACAATCGGAGTTCGCGTGCGCCAGTTAATGCGAATAAACTTTGTGCCCTCCCGGCCTTCAATCGAAACTTGCTTGTTGGTTAGGGCTTTTTTCAGGTCAAAGGGTTCAGCATATCTTCGCGCAACTTGATCCAGACTTCCCCGCGTCTCTTGCGGCCGCAGGTCTATAATCCAGCCAAGGTCCGAGGGCAGAGCGTAGTTGTAGATGTCATCGTAAATCAGCGAGGTTAGAGCAGTCTCCCGCTCGGAATCGAGGGGTTTAACATTCGCCAGGACATTTGCCGCGGCGCGTTCCAGAGCGTACTCAAATAACCTAACTTTATTAAGTGTTGATCCGTGAAGCATTGCGGCTAAATGTTCTTTAACTGTCTGTATAGTCATACTGAATTTCTTGGATAAAATTTATTATTTTTACTTATTCGCTGCTTTTACCTGACTTTATCTTTGAAACGGGTCAATCTTAACCACCTTAACCCAAGCTTGTACGCCATCGTCGTCGTTATCCGCCACTATGTCATCAGCAAACATGATAACGCGAGCCTGTCTTGAACCATAGACATAGAAGGGATACCGCGTAAGAGTGGTAGAGGCAGTACCCGGAAACACCCGAAAACCGGCCGGAGTAAGCGTAATAGTAGTGCTGGTCGCAGCACCCAACACGGCGGGTGTCGTGGAGGCATGAACGTTTGACCAATCCGTGCCGTCATAAAGTTGCAGTCGCACATACGCAGACGAGGTAGCCGTGCCGCCGACGGCCGCAACTTCCAAGTGAACCCACTCATAACCTTCCGTGTCAAACTTTTGAGTGATCGTCGCCCCGCCGTCTGAGTAACCGGAAGTCTTGGACGAGTCGGTGGTGGTTGAGTTGGCAAACACCGCCGCTCTTGGCAAAGAAACAAAGTTAGAGGAGGACCCCGCCAGTGTCTCCACGTTGGCGAAGTTACCCCGACCCAACGGTAATAAGCTCCCATTGCCTATCTCCATTGTCTCCGTTTTAACTCCAGATTTAACTCCAGGGTATTCCGTGCCTCGATTGATCGAATATCCTAACCAATATCCCCCGACAATCAACGCCAAAAACGCCGCGAAGATATAGAACGTTTTATTGTTGCTCATAGATTCCATGATAGTTAATGTTTATTCTCACGCTTCCAATCCCGCCCCTTATGATCGGGGCAGAATGGAAGTATGAGATTATTGGGTAACGCAATCTATGTAGAGCTTGCCTATGTGACTTGAGTACGCCGTCGAGGATGCGTTGGCGGGTGTAGCCTGATTGCTACCAACCTTCAAGAACGCGTTGACAAACGCGCCGCGCACCCATGACCAAAGTCCCCTATCATCAATGGTGATAGACTGTCCTGGAATCGCAGTCGTTGTAGACGCTGTTCGTCCAATAATAGCGGTACTCATAGAGTCGCCACCAGCTCTCGTGGTTGTGGCTATGGTTGTGCTAGGAATCAAGCCAGTTGCCGCGTTGAGCGAGTGCGGAAAGTCTGTAGCGCTCGATGACGTAGCAATTCTAATTCCCAACGCACTGCCCGTACCTAAGAGTCCTCCCGTACTTGTTGAGGTGAGACCAATATACGGATACTTGCAGATTTTGTTATCGCCTGTATTTTGAAGCGATACCAGGCTTCCTGGCGTCCCAGTCGCTGTGCCTGCCGTGAAGGTCAAAGCCTTAGAGAACCGACTGCCAAGGGTGATCTCTTGAAGCGTCGAGGTGGCGATGACCGTCAGAGTATTAGGATTTATGCCACTTGGAAATCGGGTGTTCCCTAACTTTTCAGAACTTTCGTTCACTCCAGATGAATTATTCCCATTAACTTCCAGAGTCGAAGTCTCTCCCTCGACCCGTATGATGATTCCTCCTTCAGCGTAATTGTTAATTACGATTTGCCTAGAATCTGATTTTAATTCAGATTGCGCTCTTAGCACTGATTGTCCACCAACCAAAACAGTTGCCAGAACAACCAATGTTAGAACCTTATAAAAAGATTCTTTCATGTTTTTGGTCAGTTTAATTAGTGAACAATTATACCGCGCCCGTCGAGGCCGCATAGCCGAAGTGAGTTTCTGGATACGTCACTTCCCCAAACCGCACTCGCTCGACATGCGAGTCGGTAGAGGTGTACTTCGGTTCAATCATGTCCATTTCCATGCCAACAAGTATGCGCCTCACAATGTGATGATTTTTCGCCACAAAGTGGTAGCCGGTATTGGCATTAGCTCCAGAATTGAACGTCGAACCCAATAAGGGCGATTGCTTGATTGAGATCATGCCATAGTCAGTGTCGAAGATGTTGAGGTTGTTTTCGGCCGAATCAGCGATTAACGTCGAATTGAACACCTCTTTGGTATGCTTGTAGATATTTCTAGGCACAAGCACGCCCGCCAATTCGTTGCCGCCCCAGTCGCCGTGCTGGCCAAGTTGGGATTCCAATGACCGCGCCAAAGTATCGGCGTTGTCCGGGCTCATTGCCCCGGTTTCGAGGTTATCCACAGTATCGCCCCGCAGCGTTGTGTGCGAGTTGTTGGCGAGCGAATTGCCATCGGGCACTGTGAAGTTTGTGCCGTCAAAGGCGTCGCCGTAGCAATCAATGATCGCTAGGTATTTTTGTTTTCGTTTGACCGCCTCCGCAACGTCGCGGCCGATCCGATCGCGGATAAAACCTTTGTCGGTCTTAAACGCTTCATAGGAGATCGGATAATCATTCTTAAAGAATTTCACCTTCTGGACTTTCTGGTTGCCGATGAATACGTCAACAGTTTTTACGATTTCCTGTTCGTCGTGTTCTTCGAGGTTGGGAATGCCAGAGTACTCGTCCCAGATGTGGGCGTTAGAAGTAAAATCTTCCTGCTTGAAGAATGTTTGATCGGTCGCTTCAAGTTGCGCAGGCTGGCCTTGCTGGTTGTAGACCTCGTACGCCACGGCGTCGATCGCAGTCTGACTTTTTGTTACTCCAGCGCTTGAACGAATTGATTACCTTTGAATTTGAAGTTTTTGCGATGACATGACCTACAGAGAGTTCGTCCATTATCTAGAAACCAAAGTTTTTTGCATTTAAGAGCGTCCTGATAACTTCTAATGTTATATTCACTAAGTAAATCAGAAAACTCTTTAGGATAATGGTCGGCTTGCAAGTTATCTTGTCCACCGCATATTTGGCAAACATAATTATCTCTTTGGAGAATACCTTTCCGCCATTCTACATACAGGGAACATCGGCGTATTCTCATAATGAAGTCTTTTCCACCTTTCCAATTCGGACTATTTTTTCCACTCCATTTGAGAATTCTCTTATCGGTTAATTGATTCAAACCTTTATTCCAAGCCGTTATTCCCGTTCTTCCTCGGAATTTTTTCAGTCCTTTCTCTTTGAGAATGTCTCGGACGGTTCTCTTGTCCGCTTTGTATTTTCTGGCTAGCCACATAATGGCGGAGCCATTTTTATATTCCATAAGAATTTCGTTAGCGAATTTCCAAGCGCCAGAATGTCTCATCCCGATACGCTGTTCTTTCGTCAACTTAATTCCTGTTCGAATATATTTAGCAAAGCAAGAACGAGAACAAGTTATCCTTATTTTTATCCGAGAAGGTATATCAGAGAATTGTTTGTTGCAAATCGGGCATATTTTGGTTGGCATAGTATATTTTTTAATAATATACTATTATTACATACCCTTTTGCTTATTCGTTCAAGTTTTCAATGTGCTGGGGATAGATCATTTCTGCCTATCTCTACCGTTTCATTGCCAGGTTATAGCGGTAGGTCGGACTGTCGCTTCATCCTCTTTTGAGGAGCTTCTTCACTCAGTCTCTGCAACTGGCTTTCGCCTTGTTGAGGGTTATCCTCCACAGGATTTTCCCCATTGATCAGAAGAAGTTTTTACATCTACATTACTGTAGAGCGCGATTCAGCTTCGGCTAGTCGCGTCGGGCGATAGTGAGGTCGTATGACCACCTACGGGAGAAGCCATAAATTTAGTTCGTTAGTTGATAATTCCTTAACGCTCTACTCATATAAGAATCAGTCTTTTGATGACAAGGAATACAAAGTGTTCTGCCATTTTCAATATTCCACAGTTCTGTACATTCCGTTGCTTTCTCAATAGATCCAATTTTATTCTCGGCAAGAATTAAGAAGAAAGGTTTAATGTGATCTGCGTGAAGCGCACAACCCGTAATACCGCATTCAATGCAAGTAAACCGGTCTCGCTCAAAAACAGATAATCTCCATTTTGCGTATTTATCAGAGTTTCTAATCTTCTTTTGAAGCTTTGTTACGCCACCTTTCCAAGAAGGATTATTCTCACCTTTATAAGAGCGTCGTTGCTCAATCCATTCTTTTGGATATAACTTTCCTTTCTCAAACTCCGTTTTAGGAGAGGCACGCATACCTTTTTTGAATTGGGTGGACTTTGTTTTTGGATTATCTCCCAAACGATTTCCTTTTTGAAAACCCATTTGCGGATGAGATTTTCCAATCTTTTTACCCTTATTCCAAGAAGGTCGTCCTTTTATAAAAGCCATATCCTCAATTACCTAGGCAGTTACATCGCTTCGCATCGCGCGAGCGTCAACGACGCAATCAAGCGTGCCGCGGTTGAAGTTGCCGTCTATGATCTGTAACGCGCCCGTGTCAGCCTCGCCGCCGGCCTGAATGCGATACACCGGGGCTGACGAGCGATGAAAGCGGGTCAAATCGCCCAGCACTCCCGTTAGTTCCGTTTGCGTGTCAATATTGGCTTTAGTTTCGGCTCTGCCGCGAACTTTCGTGGCGTACGGAATAAACATGACGGACTCCGTATAGTGAGCCACAATGGTTGCGTCAGTCGCGCTGGTTGTCTGGAAGTCTTTTGAACAAATTCCCTTAAATTCGTCAGTGCCGATCGTAGGTTCATTATCAGCGCACTGGCTAACAGTGTTCGTACCTGTCGTGCCGGTAGTATAAGTCGGCGTAACCTTCAAAGGTTCTCCAACATACGTTCTGGTGGCGGATGCCGCCACGCGATGACGGTTTATACCCGCCGTAATGCCAACTGTAGAAAGATCGAATTTAGCCATAATGAAGTAGCCCTATCCGTCGCCGGATAAGGTATTGCCTCTATTGGTTGTGACTAGCAACTCTTGGGGAGACAGCCTGTAGTGTTCCCCGGAGGCGTTATTAGCCTTCTACGAACGCTTTTTTGGTCTTCCAATCCTTGACCAGAAGTTTGCCCGAGGCGAGCTTTTTGGAGTAGCGCTTGCCGTCCCAGCGAAACCCAAGCCGTTGCAGTTCCGCTTTGTCTTGAGGCGAAACTTTTGGCTCGTTGCCTTTAGGTTGGTCGCGGTGCGTATTTTCGGCGCTGCCCGTTGCCTTCGTGTCCTTTGACCGCAGCGAGCGTCGCAGCTCGTCGCGCTTGGCCAAGAGCCGCGGGCCGTGAGCGATAAAGTAAGCCTCTTTGACTTGAGACTCCAGTGAAAAAGAGCTTGGAAACCTGCGATTATTAAAGATTTCTATAATCGCGTCGGCCTCGTCGTCAGACTCGGATAACTCTCTGGCAATTTCTTTTGTTCGGGAAGCCAATACTTCCCTTCTTGTCGCTTCGCGCTCCTCTTGGAGTATTTCCTGAAGCTCAGACTTGGTCAGCGGTTTTTCTTCGCTCTCTTCTTCGTCTTCCTCCTCCAGTTCTCCGCGCCGTTTTTGCTCGGATCGTTTGTACCGATCGCCCGCCAAGGCATCCTCGGCCTTTTTGCGGGCGTTGCGTTCGTCTTCGGCTATCTTTTTCCAATCTTGTGAAGGTTCTTCCTTCTTTTCAGCTTCGGATTCTTCAGTCTCCTCGGAATCTTCAGATTTTTCATGTGAAGTGTCTTCAGTCTCCTCGGAATCTTGCGACTCATTTTCCGTATCCTCTTGTTTCGCATCCGATTTCGCATCCACTTTTTCCTTGTCGGGAGGCGTGGTCTCCTCTTTTTTTGGTTCAGTCATATAGACATCGGCTTTTAGGTTTTAGGGGCAAGCCGTCAGCCCATTAAGTCGCCATCTGCGACATCCCGAACACTCTCGGGTAGAGGTTACTTGGTAATAACGTTTTGAATAAATACCTCAAACAATACAAGAACTCTCAACTCCGCTTGGGCTTTACGCAATACTGTCAGGTCTTCCGCGTCATTTTTGCTGTCCGCCTGCACAAAAGCTTTTTCTTGAATATGATACTTTGCTTCGTTTACCAGAAGTTTCCACAATGCGGTTTTAGTGATCAAATCAGCTTCGGCCTTAAGGTTGTCAATCTCTCCTTTTGTTAGTTCCCGTCCGCCATGAAACCATTTATCTTTGACGATACGGAGAGTATCCTGTGGTTTAACAGTCTTCATGCCTCTTCATTTTCAGTCTTCTTCGCTTTTTGCGTTTGGCGTTCCAGCCGTCGGATGCGACTCGCGGGGTCCTCGGTTTTCTTACCTTTCTTGACTTTCTTTTTAGTCAATACATACTCATCCTCATAATCTTCTTCGGCTATGTCTATCTTCTCTTTCGGTTTGTGAGCCGCAAAGTCATAAAACGCGCCAAGCGCAACTTTACGCTCGCCAAGCTTCACTGCCCCGCCAAAGCGGTCATAGAGCGCAAGAATTGCCTTGTCACGATCGAGCTTATTACACTCTGCAATGATTGAGGCTTCATCGGGGTTTGCGGGTTCTACCAGCCCTTCCAGCAAGTCTAACACTCGTCCTAACTTCTCATGGTTGAGCAGGGTAAACTTACCAATCGTGGTCGCCTTCAGCACGCGACCTTGTGTTTCTCGTTTTACCATAAATGTAAATGTAAAAGTTAATAATTATTATTGTACTGCCAGTTCAGACACGGGCAAACGGGAGATCTGCTGAACTTTAACGGGGTTCCCATTCGCTTTGGATTGTTCAGGACTCACGACGCTCGACTCCCGCGCCATGAGTTCGTCGCTCTCGCCCCGATAGTTGGCGTCTAACAGTTTTCGCACCAATCCTTCGCCCGAAACTAACGGGTCTTGCCGCAAGAGCGCGTATATTCGTTCGGCCATTCCCCGCTCAAACGCGGTATTCTTCTCGATCATTTCGTCAGGCTCGATGCGAATCAGATACTTCAGCTTGCTGAATATATGGGGATTGACGCGGTAAACATGCTCTTTGTTCTTCGGCCAGTCGGTTTGAGAGAGCATAACCAGCTCCGCCTCTTCGATCTGTTTCTTAGTCATTCGTTTTCCAATGAGTGAATCGTCAAATATAATCTTTTTGGAAACTTGCTTGCCCGAAACCATCTGATCTTTCAAAACCAGCGTCCGGTACTTCTCGCCACCGGTAATCTCATCCCATTGCGCCGTGGTCAGGTGCTGTAATACAATATCTTTCATCAGATCGCCATACTTCATAATTGAAAATGAAATAGAGCGCAACATGCCCCGCAAGATTGTCCGCGCGTTTTGTTCAACGCGAGCCACCGAATAAGCCTTTTGAGATGCTTCCGGCAGCTGTCCGCCCAACGTTTCTGAAACGCCTTTATCGCGTATCGAATCCTCCAACATCTTAATCGCGCCTTCGCCCGCTCCCCGGTTAGGAGGAATCAATGGCTCGGCTTTGGCGTCAGGGTTTTCAAACGCCACCACCGATCCCGGAAAAACGACAGACGCTGAAAACTCTTCCACGCCATACATCCCCATCGGCGTATACACGTCAAGCGAGTCGCGGTTCATGTAATTCTCCCACTTGGCGTCGAGCAATGCGTTGTCCCAGCCAACAATGTTGGCAAATGATTTCCAGTAAAAGAAATGTTCGTTGATCCGCTTATACCCAAACGGCACCAGAGGAACTTTTGGCAGATTGAAATTATCTCGATGATTGATTGCGTTCTTTTCTACGTCATCGTCGCCCATGCAAATACCATTGAGAAACGTTACTTCCGTATCTGTTTGTCGGCACCACCCAGTCGCTTCTTCCACCAATTCTTGGTGTTCCTCATCTTGGATGTCGTAAAACAACCCTTCTTCGGAGGAATATACGGTCTTAATTCCTTTTTGAACGTATTTAAAATTGTCATGCCACTCCCAGCGTCGCTTGATGTCGGTGTAGGGTTTGTACTGCCGCCGAATGATAATATACTGCCGCTGGACGTTTTGCTCGTAGGCATTCGTAATCAACACTTGATCCACCGAATACACCGGAGCTCGAAATCCCGAAAGATGTTCATCAAGCACTTCTTTTTTTGACATTGAACCATCCTCGTTTTTCTCCTTGAGCATTGTGTAGGCCTCAATCCACTCCGCGCCTAACCATTTTGCCGGAGAGTACAGCACGCCAGCCATGATATTGACATAACTCTCCCGATACTCGGAATTGACGCCTAACCACTCAATCACGTCCCGCATCGCATTCGACATATCTCGGTCTTCTTCCTGCTTATCGTTTTGAGCGAAAGCCAAAGGAATCGCCAATACGGCCGTCAAATGCGCGTGAGTTTTCATAGCGTTATCCGCCGCCATTGATCGCGTGCCTTTCCATTTCCAGGCCTCCGCGGCGTCTTCGATGTCCTCATCCACAAAAGCGTTTAATGTCCGCTGGTCCTTGTTTTCCCGATCAATGACCGAGTAGTTATTCAATTCCTCCCATTCTTGATTCAAAATAATAACACCTTTGCCAAATGCGTCTTTAAAATCTTTGGTCAAATCTATCACACCCTGCGAGGGCTGATAGTTAGAGAGAGGATGAATGGTTTTATCAACTATTTCGGCGAACATAATCACCAACCTTTTGGATAAACAACGTTTGAACTTACGCGACCCGGAATATGCACATGAACTCCCTTGCCGCCGTTTGATTCAATGCGTCCGTAACTCTTGAAATTAGGCTTATAAACTTTAACTTCAGTTGATTTCTTGGTTTGCAGCCCTACAAGAGCGTAGCGGAGAGCATCCATGCCGTCGCTGCCTAAATGAGCGGGTTCATTTTTAGGATTGCCGTCTTTGTCTTCGTCCCAAGCATAGTTTTCATAATCTCTCCAGATATTTTTACTTCGCCTCGTCACGTAGATTTTTTTCTCTGACAGAGCTTTAATGCCGTACTCCACGCTGCCTTTCTCTTTGTCCGCGCCCTCGATTTTAATCCCATAACCCCTCATCTGCTTAATGCTCTTGGGTTCGACCGAGTCGGCGATTGTCAAGGCTTTTCCATAGGCTTTAATCTGTTGAGCCAGATACTCATTGGTCAGCCAGTTGCCGTAAGCCACCTCGTCCACAACGTACCCGCCGTTCCAGTAATGTACGGCCGCCGCCGCCGCCGAATCGGGAAACCAGCCAAAATCCAGTCCGAATCGCACCAGTCGCGCCTCCTTTGGCACTGCATCAATCAGTTGCCAGCCATTGTATATCTTGCCCCGCACCACCTCCGGCACCAATCCCTCGATCATCTGCCAGTAATAGTCTGGCTTAATATCCTTGTACGCCTTGTATCCTCTTACAGTATGCTCATCGAGATTTTGAATATTGTCTCGGAAGTTGCCGCCGATGTATACCGTGTCCGAACTTGCATCCGTGTTTGTGTCCGCGCTTTCTTTGAGCTTAATCTTGTAAAATCCCTCTACTTCGCTTTCCTCGGTGTCAAACCATCGCTGAATGATCCAGTGGTTCTTATGAGGCGGATTAAGGAGCAAAATAATCCGTATATCGCCTTTCACCGTTCTTAATGAGTCGTCAAGGGTGGTAAATTCCTTGTCTCCCACCTCTTCCGCTTCTTCAATGACAACGACGTTGTAGTTGGCCAGAGACTTCAATTTGGCGGTGTATGATGTGCCCGCCTGCCTGAAGCCGTGCGCGTTGACTGTGTTAGCTCCGTACCTCATCTCCATCGTCGAGTCTTTGATGTCAACGGCGGAGGTTATCTTTTGTTCGTCAACTCGGTCTTTCAGCTCCCTCCAAATCGTTTGCCGAATGTCGGAGTGTACCGCTCGCATGATCGCGCAGCGGAAAAATTGCGGAGCCAGCAATCGAGAGAGAATGTACTGCGACCCGGCGGTAGAACGTCCCGCGCCGCGTCCGCCGATCAAGATGTAATACCTAGCCTTCGTCTCCCACAACGGGGCGAATACCGAGCTTACCTCTTGATCCACTTGTACTTTCATCATATCTCTTTACCGTTATTTCGTTGGACCGCACTTGAATCGGACCGCCGCCTTCGCCTGTATGTTCGTTCAAACGAGGCAAGAGCGTGCCAGAAAGTTTAAGCAAAACTGCCTTCTGAAAATCTTTACCAACTTTCTTTTGATTAAGTTTACATTCCGAAAGCACCTCGTAAATTTGTTCCAATCCAAGACTGCGAACTTTTTTTGCGAGCTCTCTTTCGTCATAAGTCTTTCCTCCCTTTCCTATTCCGCTTGCTTCTCTGGGCATAAAAGGGAAACCAAATTTGACCAATTAAAATAATCTATTGTCTAATAACTCCTCTTCGCTCTCTTTTTAGCTTTCTTCACCTTGCGTTTGCCCATTGCAAGTTTTTTTTGAAGTCTTATCGGCATATTAGTTCCTTTCTTTTAATTCTTCCTCAAGCGCCTCGATTCGCGCCTCAAGACTTTTTAGCGTTGATTGGAACAGACTCTCTAAATTCTGAAAATCGCCGCGTAAAACTTCCACTTCCCGTTCAATGTCATTCAGCTTTTCGTCTAGATTTGAGTCCATGTTTCTTTTCCGCCTTTCTCATAATCGCGGCGCAATACGCCTTAGGGTTTTTCTTGCCCCGGTTCTTGCGCACGCAATCAGCAAAGTTGCGATAGTTCGCAAAGGGCATGTCAATCCACAACGCTTCTCAAAATCATATCGTGCCTTGCCATCTCGTCTTTTTCTATCTCCTCGAAATTTTCTTTGTCTATCGCCTCTCTTTTTGCCCACAGGCGATTAAATATGCTAATTGCCGTCGCGATCGCCTCGTACCCTTCGGCTGGGCTTTTCTCCCGCTCTTCAGGAATGATGACCTTGACTGTCGCCAAGTTCGCGGCCACCGACACAGCGTGCTCCACGGCGCAACGAATGGCCTTGGTCGGATCAATTATATCCTCGCCAATCTCCAGCCCTTCAGCGTTTTCCTGGATCTGCTCATACGGAGCAAGCAAGGCAGGACGCAATAGGTTATCTTCCGGCAACTCTTCGGCAATCTTTTTTAACGCCAATCCGCCGCCTTCGATATAGCCTTCTTCCAGCGCGGCCTTGCAGGCATAGACCGCGTCCTCGATTTTCTTCTTCAAGTAATAGGTTTCAGCTTCCGAATCTCCGGCAACCCTGACAATCCCCACGGCGGACGATAAACCGGCAATTCTCCGTCGCAAAAGGTTCTTCTGTCCTTCTTCTCTTGTGGAATCTACCTGCTCCTTCAACATCGCGATTCGTTCTTCCACGGGCGATTCTTTGGTTTTCAGCGGCTGGTCTTTATAGGTTGATAATACTTGCTGTTGCGTGCCTTTCCCGCCGATTGCCACGCAATCCTCGCGGGTATCCGCGTCTTTGACCACAAGTTTTGACAGAAATCCCAAATCAGTGTTTGTGATGCTCTCCGGCTTGTCGCCGCGGTCTTTATTGATAAATCTGGCTCCGGTAAAAACTTCTATGTCCTCAAACTGCACGGTTTTCAATGACGGAACTTTGACCGGCGCGTAGATCAAATCCCCCTTGTCTTTGTCTATTTTGGCCATTGTAACTAAAGCGGAATTTTTAAAATCAGGCGCGATGATAACGAGTCTTTGAATGTTTTGCAATCCTTTTAAGGCCACCGACATAAATTCGGCAGTCACAGCGTAATTCGTCAGCAATACCTGCGCGTCCGTAACTTCCATTTCGTATCGTTCTGGCTTATTGACAAAGACTTTGGCCGGTATCTTGGCGGCAAATCTCGCGCCTTCAATGGTTTCAGTCTCCACCTTGCCTTTAAACCCCTCTACGATGTCAATATGACCGGCAGTTCCGACCTTCCAGGCCATCTCTGCGATGATTTTGCCGTATTCCTCGTTTTCCACGGAAACAACGGCAATCTTGATAAGGTCTTCCAAGCTTTCTACCTTCCGGCTTATTTCCTTCAACTTTGCCACTATCTCGTCTTTGGTTTTAAAAAGCTCCTTTTTTATGGTCATAACTCCCCGTTTGGCGACTTTGACCGACAAAGCTTTTTCAAAATCCGCCGTGTCTCCGAGTTGGTTAATCTGCGGAAGAATCGAGTTTAACAACTTCCCCGCAATAACGACAGTACAGGTTGTGCCATCACCAGCCAGCAAGTTTGTGCGCTTGGCCGCGTCTTGGATGGCGTTTGCCGCTAAATTCTCGTGCGGGTCCTTGAGTTCAATAATATCCGCCAGAGTATAACCATCATTACTTATACGATATGGTCGGCTATATAACCCATAGCATAAAAAATTACCACCTTGAGGACCCATAGTACGTCGTACCGCTTCGTAAACCTTGTTAATACCGGCAAGAATTTTTACTCTTGCGGCATTATCCATCAGAATTGGAGTAGGCTTAAACATATTTTAAGTCGTATTTCTTATAGCAAGAAGCACACAATCGAAGCCAATCTTCCAGATTTCTTTTATATTCTTGGCTTTTATTCGCCCAATGGATTTGTCTGCACCAGTAAATTTTCCAGTTTTCTTATCTTTACTTTTCATAATTCTTCACTATTTTCAATGTCTAACCCTTCTAATTTCGTTGTATGAACCTTGCCGCGGTCAACCCGCTCTATCTTTTTTGGTTCCTTGTAGTCAGTCTCCTCGCAACGAATCCCGTAAAACATGCTCCCATGCCCAAGATGCAACTTTTTTAACTCTTCTCTTGTGCCAGAGATTGAGGTATCAGGCTTTGAGTCCGTGGTCAGTCCAAGAAGAGACGCCACCATGGCCTCAAGTTGCTCCCGAGTATTATAATTGCGGGCGAATAACTTTATCGTCATAGCGTTTGTGGTGTTTTCGATAGCAATACAACAGCCCCACTCCCGCGCCAAACAGGTATGCAAGAATAAAAATTATGCTCGACATGCTCCACAAGACTTATACCCTGTCCCATGACATTCACAACGACAAAATAGGCTGCAAGTTTGCTCTAAAATTCGGACAATCCAGCCTAAAAAGCTCATAAAATCCCTAAAAAAAGAAAAAGGAAGACCCTTTGCGCGTCCGTTGTGCCGCTAAAGGTCTCCCCATAGGAGATTGTTTTGATATTCAGTTACCTCGATTATACGGTATCCGAGGAATTTGTCAAGCGCGGATTAAGTTTTTTCCTGTTCTCGTGCTTGCAGTGCCAGCATAGGGCGTAAATTTCTCCTCCAACGAAACGAATCTTTGTGCGGTTAAGGGTATAATGTTCCTCATGGCGGGGATTAGGCATGAGTATTTTGCCGCATTTTCTGCATTTCCACATACATATAATTAGGTTTTGTAAAACTTTGCAAAATTTTGCATAGCGGCCATTTAAATACTGATTCTCGGCTCAAACTCCGCCGCTTTGACGGATCCAAACATGATGATTAAGTCTTTTAGCAACTCGTCTTTGGTAAACCATCTATAGCAAGCGCCATACTCGGCATAGGCGCAAACTCTGCCTTGAATCACGCGATAAAATTCTTCACCGCACAAGCTATTGTAGTTTAAACACATCGGCAATAGAGGAATGTATGTCGGGTTTAGCCTAGTCTCGATTGATTGCGCGGCCGAGTAGCCAACTGAAAAAAAACCCAATAGCCACAAAGCCAACGTGAAACCAGTTACCAAACACATACTCAAGCGGAAATGGAAGATTATCATACATCTAGGCTTTCTGCCGCTTGTTCGGCTTGCTCCTCGCTGTAGAACCCATGCAACTTTTGAGGATCATGCCATTCTGGAAAGTAGATAGACCAATACTCCCGAGTAAGCGGATGGCGATATTTTCTTAAGAACCATTCTGGCGTGGGACAAATCTCGTATTTCATACTAATTATTTCTTGGTCTGTTCAAACTCTCGAATAGACTTCATTACCCTCCCGTCGTCTTTTAAGTCTTCAATGAATAGGATGTGTTCTTGGTTAATGCTCATCTTGTCCACCGGGCCGTGCAGTTCGTTGCCCAACTTGACTAAAGAGAGTTGCTGTTGAGGGGATTGATTGCCCGGCTGGCCTTCGGTCTTGGTCTGCAATACCGGCGTGGTTTGGAGATAGTAAACGTTTTGGAGTATTGTATACCGCTCATTTTTATCAGACAGCTTGCCAAAGTATACTTGGCCGTTTGTAAGAAATACGGCTTGGAATTCGGACAGGCTAGGTTTTTTGGGACTAATCAGTTTATTCTGAAACAAGAAAAATCCTATTGCAACCAAGCTAATAACGGCGGCTAGAATATAAAGCGGTCTTCCGCTATTACGCTTTGGCGGTGGCATTATAGGAATTTCCACGCTCGGACTCATTCCGTACACTTCGCTGTCTTTTAGCTTTTGTTCTTCCATGTTGAGTTTAGTTAATCATCTCTTCCCTCCGTCGTAGGGTCCCGTACTTGTCAACTTTGAATGTTTGGATCTGCACTTGTTTGTTTAAAATCATGTCTACGAGAAACTGCTTGGCCTCTAAAGCCTTCGCGTGTTCCGATCCTACTAGTTCTGGCGTATCAATGCCTCGGAGGCGAAACACCAACTTCACCCAGATTGAGACCCAACATCAACTGAATAGCGAAAAGTGGTGTCTTTATAATTCTTATTACTTAATTGATTTTTTATTTCCTTTCCACATTGCTGACATGTTTCAAAATTATCCATTTTTATTGGCTTGTCAACTTCTTTTATTCCAACTTTTGATTTAATTGGATATTGACATTCACACATATTTTTTAGATTTAATTGTTTAATTCTTTCCTCCTCCAACTTCTTCTGCTGGCGGTCAAGCTCGTCTCGTCCAGCCTTAGTGCGGCAGGTATCGCAGTACTTACCCTTGCATAGCTCGCCACACCTTAGATTTGAACAATAGTAACGAAAAAAATCACTCATAATTTATAGTTTTAAGTTAATTTTCTAATCTCTTCACGTCTGCTTCTTATTGTAGTAGATATTTTCAATTTGTTTTTCCGTGGATTTTCCATTTTTCGCGATTAAATCTTTTTGAATTTCCAGCATTTTACTTGCTCGTTTACTTTTGGTTTGAGCCAACTCCACTGAAACTTCTCCAAAGTATCGCACAAACTTCCACTCCAACTCGCCCAACTCGAGCCTCCTTGAGATCTGAATAGTCCATACATGTTAATCCCGCACTTTTTTATATTCCGCAATCTCATCAAATTCATACTGTTTTCCGATTACCCAGTTTCCCACATCGAGCACGATTGCCTTGTGTTCTTGATGTTTAATCGCGGCCTGTCCCTTGAGAACTTTAATATACATACCGTTTTCATCCTCGCCGAAGTCCACAATTGCTTCGCGGTCGGCGACAATAGTGTGCGTGTGCCCTGTAACTTCCCCATAGGCGACGATTACGCCTTCTGTTGGAAGTTTTTTAAACTTCACTTTCGGCAATAAATCAGTTTTGATGAGACTGACATCTCCTTGATATAGCTGCATAGTTATGTTCTTAATGATGTTCTTAAATCAGGTTTTTTAAATAATTTTTATAATAATTTACATAACCATAACTATTAGATAATCTTATTTTATTTTTATGTTCTTCAGTCATGTGCGTAAATCAGGATTATATGTTAAATTCAGTCGTTCTAATTTATATGCCCTTGTTTGAGCTTCTTTTGGACTGACAATATCAGGCCAAGTTCGTAGATAGATTTTTTTACCCTTGCTCGGATCGACCGCGACATAGAACCGGTACGCTCGACCTTGCGTATCCTTCAATTCTTGCAGTTCGATAATCTCACCGTACTTGTCTGCTCCAATCACCTTACCGCCCAAATCTGACATTAGTTTCTCTCCGCCGAGATATTGCAAGGCCAAAATGCGATGCTCGGTGTTTTCAAGTTTAATCGCTTTTTGCGCTGGAATGGTTTTTGAAACGATTGATTTCCATAAATCTTCGGAAAGATTCACGCTGTTTAGATAATACAATTTTAAGCCATCTTTCCATTCGATTGCCGGCAACGATTCAGAATGATATTGCAAACGATCATTTAATCTAATAATTGGATTAGGCACAATATATAATATTCCATCCTGTTCGGCAAAATATCCCATTCCCGCTTCTTTCGCCTGCAAAAATAATTCAAATGCGGCCAAAACTTTTCGGTCATTATTATCAATTGTGTTCGTTTGAGAAAATTCATAGGTATATAC